CCCCAGTAGCTTCAAGTGTGCTTTCAGTCGATTCTCTGTAGATAAGATCAGCGATATACTTGATAGGTCCAACTTCAGCAGCAATTCGTTTTGATTCTTTTCTAAGCGGACTTGCTTTAGTATTGAGATCCTTAAGAGCTGTATTCGCAGAACTAATTTCAGAAACCAGTCGCTTACGTTCCCCTGCTTGCGAATTGCGTATCTTAATAGCGGCGTCAACATCACTTTGATCAACCAGTCGATCGAGAGCAGTAAGAGATCTTTGAGCATTTTCTATCCTTTTCTTTTCACCAAGTATTTCATCTTCAATTATTTTAAGTTCAATAGAAGAATCTGAACCAATAGTAGTTTGATCTAAATGAGCTTTCGATAAGAAACCAAAGATTCCCATTGAGGTTATGAACGATAGGATAACAACTGCTGTCATAAAATAATACTTCATAGACAGAGCAGAGATTTTCCAGTTTCTATAAAGCCAAGAAGCACAAACAAGTTTAGAAAATTCTAAACTGATACCCATTATTATAATTGGCCAGGCAGCTGTAGGAAAGATAGCAACTAAACCCACTATAGAATAGTAGGCAGCTACTGCTGAAAGCAGTATTGCAGAAAAGGATAAAAGAAAAACAAAAAACATTAAAGTTTGTTTAAGTGGCTTCTACTGACCCTGACCATAATCCAAGTATTATACCACTGTTCCTTATTTTCTAAAACAGCTCTTTGAAATTGTTCTTTAGCCTCTTTATAATTAGTAACACCTTTAGAGTCACAGAAATGTATGATTTCTCTATAAAAGTTTTCTTTTCCTAATTTTTCTATATCAGCCTTAAGTTCGTCCGAAGAGCTCCAATACTCTCTCCAATCGCTTTCTACCTTATAGCGCTTACGAACTTTATTAACTTGTTTTCTTTTTGATGTGTAAAAGAACTTTTTTCCTATGTATCTTTTACCGTTGATAAGGTTTGTTATGATATAAACAAAACCATAAGCTCCCTCAGGAATTTCTTTTACTTCATTTCCAGCGAACGTCCAAAAACATTCTTCATTCGTCGTACTCATCTTCGTCATCGTCTTCTTCTTCTTCTATCTCAGCTCCACAGAAAGGACAGAAGTTAACTTCATAATATGAATCGTCCATTGAGTGTTTAATTTTAAATTCACCATCACAACTTGCGCACGTAAACTGTTTTTGCATTATACTTGATTTACCTCTACATTACATTTTTTAAGAAACTCTATACCACTTTTATCTCTATAAGTGTTTCTATAAAAAACAGATTTAATACCTGCCGTAAAAATTAACTTAGCACATTCGATACAGGGAGCGTGTGTAATAAACATTGTTGCCTGATCACCCGATTCGTGATTCTTGGCTAATTTAGCTATAGCGTTGGACTCAGCGTGAATAACTTCTGGCTTTGTAGTTGACTTAACATAACCTACAGTATCCCTATCAGCACCAAAAGTATAACCCCCGTCAACCATTGTTTGATAATCTGTATCTGGCCCTTCCATTATAAACTCATACTCCTCACAGCAATTATCCCAACCAGCAGGAGTTCCATTATAGCCGATACTTATTACTCTATTATCTTTTACAACAATAGCACCTACTTTTAATCTTACTGCGTGAGATAGCTGAGCATATACTTCAGCTACTTTCATATGAGCATCAATAAATTTTTGTTTCATTATTAAGTTTTATCAATCCAAATTTATTAAAGAATTTATACCACATCCATCCAGCATCAAATTCCCACCACTTATTGCTAAGTTTTGGAGAACCTGGAGATTGATGGTGATTGTTGTGAAGTTCTTCACCACCAATTATAAACCCAAAAGGTATAATATTTTTAGACTTATCTTTTGTAGAATGATTTCTATATCCCACAAAATGACCTACACCATTTACTACCCCAGCAGCCCAAAATGGAATCCAGGCCATTTGTATTAACCAAATAACTATACCCCACCCATGAAATAATAAAGTATTAATAATGAGTAAAATCATTACTCCTAGTAGCGAGTATTTTGTGTATATATTTCTTTCGATCCAATCATCTGGAGTACCAATACCATAAGACTGAACCATCTTTTTATCATTGGTGGCATCTGCATATAAAAAAGCTCCCGAAAAAAGTACTTTCCAAATTCCGTGAATATGAGGTGAGTGAGGGTCTCCAGGCTGTTCACAAAACCTATGATGTTTTCTGTGAACAGCTACCCACTCCTTTGTTACCATACCGGTTGTAAACCATAGCCAAAACCTCATAAAATGCTCTATAAGAGGATGAAATAAAAATCCTCTGTGTGCCTGTCCTCTATGTAAATAAAGTGTTACACACACTATAGTAATGTGGGTAGACACTAAAAGATAGATAATCTCAAGCATGTTTTATTCATTTGTATCTTGAATCTAGGTAGCAAAAGAAGAACCACAACCACAAGTAGTTTTTGCGTTTGGATTAGAAATTACAAAAGAAGAGCCTTGAAGCTTATCTGTTTTATAATCAATAGTAGCACCATCAAAATACTGCATGCTCATGGAATCGACTAACAAGTTTTCAATTACAAAATCATCTTCATTTTTATCATCTTCAAGTGTAAAACCATACTGAAATCCACTACAACCACCTCCTTTCACAAAAGCCCTTACATATTTTGAATTATCATCAGAAAGGATAGAATTAATTTGTGCATGCGCACTCTGAGTTATATTTAACATACTTATCCTTATAATCAGCTATAGCAGCCTTAATCGCATCCTCTGCCAATATGGAGCAGTGTATCTTAACGGGCGGAAGCGATAACGAGTTGGCGATATCAGTATTTTTAATCTCTCCTGCTTCTTTAAGCGTCTTACCCTTGACCCACTCCGTGACCAATGAACTAGACGCTATCGCCGAACCACACCCATATGTTTTAAATCGTGCGTCAGTAATAATTCCATCTTCATTTACTTTTATTTGTAACTTCATTACATCACCACAAGCAGGTGCTCCAACCATGCCAGTACCAACATCAGAATCATTTTTATTAAAAGAACCTACATTGCGAGGGTTCTCGTAATGATCGATAACTTTGTCTGAGTAAGCCATTATTCTTTATTACCGAACAATTGAAGTATACTTACAAAAATATTAATAAAATTAATGTAAAGAGAAAGTGCTCCGAACCACTGCATCCTTTCAATTTCGGCGCTAGAAGCCGACCAAAACATATCCCGAATGCGATTCATGTCATAGGCTGTTAAACCAAGGAATATGACGATTGTAAGCACGTTTAGCGTCATTTGTAGAGCAGAAGATTCTAACCAAATGTTTAAAAGTCCAGCAGACCCTAATCCAATTACCCCCGCAAATAAAAAAGAACCCCAGCCTGAAATATCACGTTTAGTAAAGTAACCCCAAGCAGCTAGAGCACCAAAACTAACCGTAGTTCCAAGCAAAGCCATTACTATGGAAGCAGAAGTAAAAATATAAAATAGTAGACTTAAACTTAATCCCATTGCTGCTGCAAACGCAAAGTACCAAAGTTTAATTCCTTCTGTTGATAAACTTTCACCTTTCCACATTAACCCTAGACTCATTACTAATGGTAAAAAAACTATAATCCAACCCACCACGCCCGAGAACAGAACCGGCACAAGTCCTGAAGCTGATAAAAGTCCGGCTGCGACCATTGTTGCAAATACGCCTATCATCATACGTCCTAATACTCCTGCTACTGCTGTATTAAGTGCCTCTGTGGCTGTCAAAGTAGTATTCATTCTTCTCCTTTTTTAATCATATCTTTAATGTTGATAATTTTTTCATGCTCGATCATAATAATAATTTCTTCTGTAAGTTTTATTTCAGCCCTAAGCCATTTCATTTTTTCTTGTAGCTTTTTAAGCTCCTCACTGTAAAAAAACAACTCTTTTTCTTTTCTAGCTTTTGTATCAAGTAAGTCTTGAATAATTATTATGTTATTAACTGGAACTATCTTCATATTACATCCTACCTAATATGTAGTCCTTAACTAACAAACTCCTTAGTGAAATCGAGGCTCATTTGTTGAACTAACCAATCTTTTTGTTCTGCATTTTTACTCCATTAAGCTGCTTTACCCCAAACATCTTCCCAATTACCAGATAATGCACCTTTAGCGTAATCTGTAGCCCGATTCTCAAAAAAGTTTGTATGAGTTGGTGCATTAATCATTTCTTCTACCCAAGGTAACGGATTTTTCTTAGCTTTAAAAATACCTTTCATACCCATTGAAATTAATCTACGATCAGCTATGTACCTAATGTATTGTTTTACATCCTCTGCTGGGGGATCTTCCATTGCTCCCATCTCAAACGCTAGATCAATAAATTTTTCTTCTAATTCTACCATTCTTGTTGCTATTGTATAGATTTGAGCTTTAAGCGTATCGTTCCATATTTCTGGATTTTCACTGATATAAGTTTTAAATAGTTTAATCATAGATTCGGTGTGCATGGTTTCATCCACTATCGACCAGGTGACAATTTGTCCCATACCTTTCATTTTGCCATGGCGTGGAAAATTAAGTAACATAATAAATGAGCTAAACAATTGCATACCTTCAGTAAACGCAGAAAATACGGCAATGTGTGTGGCTGTATTTTCTTTTGTTGTGTTTTTACCAGAGATGTCTAACACATAGTCGTGCTTTTGTCTCATCGCATCATATTCCATAAATTGATTGTACATTGTTTCTGGCAAACCCAGTGTTTCAATTAAATGAGAATAAGCAGCAACGTGAAGTGCTTCTCTTGCAGCAAAGCCAAGAAGCATCATACGAACCTCTGGCTGTGGAAAATATGGTAAATAATTTTTTACATAGCCACCAGCAACGTCTATATCGCCTTGAGTAAAGAATCCCC